AAAACCCTCAAATGAAAAATGCGCCGAAGAAGGCTGGGAATACACCTCGGTTGCTGAATGCGTTTCTCGGGCAGACGGAGATGTTGAACACCACATTAAGGCGTCTTGCCTGACGGCTAGTGGTGATTCTGCTGCTCGTAGCGGAGATTGACCATGAGTGCTCATTCTTTCTTCTTCGGGCTTGCTGCCCATTCAAAACCAAATCCGTGGAAGCCCGACCCAAAGGATCGTCGTACCCCTATTGGGCCTTCTGACACGGTTCAAAACTAATTGACTTGCTGACATTGTGCCGTTTGCAGCAACAGACTTAAAGACGGCAATTAACGGGAGATTGAACGATGGAAGATAAAAAACCTGAATCACGCACCAACGGATCTGTTTACGGCAAATGCACTGAGCGTTGCGACGTAACGATTGCCGAGGATACCAACGAGCGCTTAATCACGTTGGCCAGGATGGCCGGCATGACCAAGGCTGAATATGTGCGGCTGCTGATTGAGCGCCATATTTATGGCGCCGGCTCTCAGATAGCGCAGCGGGATCCTCTTTTAGGGACATAGTGTTATGGCTTTGCCGCGTTTAAAACTCACCCCGCAGACCAGACCGAAGGCAGCAGAAATGTTAAGCCAGGCGCCTGACGGGTATTGGTTTTTGCCGCCAAAGCCACCGACCAGAACGCTTGAACAGTCGGCAAAGCTGCACGCAATGCTTGGGGACATTTCCAGGCAGGTTCAATGGCCCATCAACGGCTCAATGGAGTGCCTTTCTATCGACGATTGGAAAGCGGTTATCACGGCCAGCCTAATGCAGGAAAAGCGAATGGCACCGGGTGTGCGTGGCGGCTTTGTCATTCTCGGTAAACGCACCAGCACCATGACTGTGCGTGAAATGTCAGAAATGATCGAATTTTTGTATGCCTTTGGCGCTGAACATGAGGTTGTGTGGTCTGAGCCTAACGATATTCCAGGATGGGTGAAATGAAAGGTCGCCCAACCACTAAAGATCAAAAGATATTTCATGGCCAGCTATGCCGCTATGTTGGTTGCATTGCGTGCTGGATAGACGGGCAGTTTAACGATTACTGCTCAATCCACCATGTCGACGGGCGGACAAAACCTTGGGCTCATTGGTTTGTTCTGCCTTTGTGTGCAGGACACCATCAAGACGGCGCAGGCGCGCCAGGCTTTATTTCAGTCCATCCTTGGAAAACCCGATTTGAGAGCAGATACGGGACTCAAAAGGCTTTACTGAATCATTGCCTGGAACTGCTTGAGCGTAAGCACAAAATTACTGTACCCCTGGCGCGTGCGATCGCAAACGATCAGTGGGAAAGGATTGCTTTATGAAAGCGCAGACAAACCCGGCTGCTCAGAAAGCCATGCGTATAGCGCGCAAGCTTGCACGAATGAAGCGGCGGCGCGCTATGGCCCCGTATGTTCATGAGTGGGCCGTGGCAATGAAAGAAAGTGTCTCAATAAGCATTTACGGGGACAAGCATGGCAGGTGATTGGATCAAAATGCGCCCCTCGCTGTTGACCAGCCCAAAGGTCAACTTAATCGCGCGCATGATTGAGTCGACCAGCGACATTGGTAAAACGGTTTCGTTATTGCGTGACGTTACGCGTAACGAAAACGTTACGCAACCCGTTACGGACGCTGTAACGCGCAGTGTTATGGAGAGCGTTACTGTCACATCGTTACTGAAACTTTGGGGTATTGCAAACGATCATACAAGCGACGGAATTTTCTATAACGCTGACTTTTCGTACATCGATAACATTGTCGGAATAACCGGTTTTGGGCGGGCTTTAGAGACGGTTGGATGGGCTGAATTTGACCCTGAAAATATGACCGTCACTTTGCCGAACTTCAATGAATACAACACTTCCGGGGAAAAGCGTAGCCTATCTGCAAAGTCGAGTGCAGAGCGTCAGCGTGAGTACAGAGAACGAAAAAAACAGGAAAAAATCCGTGCTGAATCCGTTACGGAAAGCGTTAATAACGGTGACGTAACGCGTGACGTAACGGCGTTACGTAACAGTAACCGCAGAGAAGAGAAGAATAGAGAAGATATAAAAGATAACCCCCAAACCCCCTTGACAGGGGGTGAAGTCCTGTCGGAAGAAAAACCAAAACGAAAACGCTTGCCGCGAACCACACTGAAAACTTTTGTCCAGGCATGCAAAGACGCCGGTGAAAAGCCGATCAGCGATTACGGGCCAATGCTGCGCTACGTCGAGGATACCGGGTTGCCGACCGAGTTTGTTCAACTGGCCTGGGAAGTATTCAAGGGTGAGTTTTTACCTGGTGGACCGAATGAAAGCCGGCTGCAAGCAGACTGGCGAAAGCATTTCCTGAACTACGTCCGAAAAGGCTATTTACGGCTCTGGTTTGCCAAACCGTCTGGCCCCGATGGTGCGGTTGAGTACGTGCTGACAACCCAAGGCCTACAAGCTCAGGCGGCTATGCTCAAGCGGGAGGCGGCATGATGTTCTCGATTGAAGCCGAACAGGCCGTGCTTGGCGGCATGCTGATGCAAAACGAGGCGCTGGACATGGCGCCGTGGCTTGAGCCGGATCATTTTTACCGTGCTGAACACCGAGCGATATTCTCCGAAGCCCGCAAGCTGCACATCGGCGGGAAAAACTTCGATGTTGTCACGTTGGGCGACAAGTTGAGCGTCGAGGGTGGCATTGGGTATTTGCACGAACTGGCGAGTAACACACCTGGCGTGGCAAATTTCGCGCACTACGCCGGGATTGTTCGAGATTATGCCCAGCGTCGTGCTTTGGCCGTCCTGGCCGATGAAATTAAAACACAGGCCGCCAACAATGAAGAGCCGCGCAAGGTTACGGATTTTCTGCAATCGAAGTTGGAAAAAATTATTCAAGACGCCACAACATCGGATCCTGTTCGCGCAGGCGATGATGTGGGCAGGTATGTGAGCGATTTTAAGCGGCGGGCAACCGGGGAAGGCCCCAAGGCCATGTCAACTGGTTATGTGGATTTGGACAGCCGATTAGGGGGTGGCTTACGCGAAGGAGGTCTCGTCGTTCTGGCAGGGCGTCCAAAAATGGGCAAAACCAGTCTGGCGCTGAATTTTACCTTGAACATGGGGTTCAACCACGGCGGGCTGTTTCTGTCGATGGAAATGCCAAAAGATGAGTTGATAGACCGCAGCATGTCTATTTTAAGCGGTGTGCCTTTACGCAAAATCATCGACCCGCGAGAAATGAGCCAAACCGATTGGGCCAAGTTTCACGATGCTGCTGAGAGGTTTGGGCAACTCAATCTATCGCTTGACGATCAAGGCGCATTGAGCCTTATGGATGTACGCGCCAAAGCACGGTTAGTTAAGCGCAAGCAGGGATTGAAGTTCATCGTTATTGATTACCTGCAGCTTATGGAAGGTGAGGGCGATAGCCGTAACACTCAGATTGAAAACATCACACGCGGCCTGAAATCGCTAGCCAAAGAGTTGGGCGTAGTCATTATTTTGCTGTCCCAGCTTAATCGCCAGCTTGAGCAGCGACCCAATAAGCGCCCCATGCCTTCCGATCTACGGGATTCTGGCGCTATCGAGCAGGACTGCGATATTGCCATGTTCGTGTACCGGGACGAGGTCTACAACGAGCACAGCCCGGACAAAGGTATATGCGAGGTCATTATCTCCCTAATACGCCAAGGCGAACCCGGAACAGTCGGCATGGCCTATATCGCCTACTTAACCAAATTCGCAAACCTTGAGCACGGTCGTGAGTTTGGCCGCGCACCCACCCGCCAACGCTACGCAACCATAAAGGACTAATCGAATGACGCACACGGACAGCCTGGAGGCTTTGGCTTATCAATCCATCGAGAGCACGGATCCTTTGGCGATGGCGCGCAAGGCAAGGGCCGCACGGACCACATCAATACGTAGAAATATTCTGGCTTTGGACCTGGGCACGAAATGCGGCCATGCCTGCCGAAATATGGACGGCGTCATTGTTTACGGCACAGAAGTGTTTACCCCCAAAAAGCATTGGTCGGCTGGCCAGCGCTGGCAGCGGTTTCGTGGCTGGCTCGTTGAACTGGTCGTGAATAACCATATCCATTGCATAGCCTATGAGGAAGTAAGGGGTCATAACGGAAACGACGCCGCGCACGTCTACGGCGCCTTTCTCGCGCTGACGCAGTTGATAGCGGACTCGCACAACCTGGAGCTCGTGCCGGTGGGTGTGGGCGTAATCAAGAAACACTGGACTGGCAAGGGTAATGCCCTGAAAGACGCCATGATCAAAGAAGCGAAAAGCCGTGGATTCCACCCGAAAGACGATAACTGTGCCGACGCACTGGCTATTTTGGATTGGGCGACCGCTCAGGAGCGCAAGCATGAAAAAGCACACGCGTCGACTTGATGAAATCCGCCAGTTTGAAATGCTCGATCCTGCGCGCGTGTTGCAGATCAAGCAGGAGAGCAGGAACCGGACGTGCGCCGGGTGCGCGGAGATCCGGTTTATTGAAAATCCGTTTGACGGCCGCAAGAACCTGAAGTGTGCCATTGGCAAAGAAATCGGCAAACGATGCAGCAATTACCAGGAAAGGACCGGGAATGAGTGAGCCACTATTTAAATCTGCGCACCAAGCGTTGAGTTTTGCGTACAACTTCTCCGATTCGACGCTTGATCGGCCGCTTATGAACCGGCTTGCTGACAAGTACAAGCCAACTGGCAAAGGGTTGTCAGGTGTGGACGGTGCTGGGCAGGCCGGCATGATACTCAGGCGGATTGAAAAAACGCTGCCACGGCTGCAAAAAATGATTCTGATCGCCAGATTTGCTGCCAAGGACGACAGTTGTCCGTGTTGCGGCGGTGAGGTGCCAAGTTTGATTTGGATGGGCGCCATACGGGAAATATCCGATGCTGCTGTTGCCCAGGCGCTTTCCGGCCACGTTACGATGCGCGCGCTTCGAGATGGGCTGGTGGCCAGATACTTTGGTAAGAAAACACACATTCAAACGCTGGCCAAGAAAGCCAACGTCAACCGGGATACGGCCAGCAAGCAAAATAGCCAGATAGTCATGTGGTTGCACGGCACGCGCACGACCAAGAAAGGCCATATCCGTGAGGATGGTGTTAAAGGGCAGGAGCAAATGGCGCTGGAGGCTGCCGAGGCTGTGTTGTATGAAGCGGGGCTAATAGGCGAAGAATGAAAACACTAAATTACTCAACATCAAAAAAAGGTTGACACATAACGCAGATTTGCGGAAAATACTAAGTATTCATGCATTGTTCATTAGTGCGCCCACAGAAACCCGCCCAAGAAATTCGGCGGGTTTTTTGCGTTTACAGGCATGCATCCGGGTAAACCCAATTGCCCCTCCCATCTCCCTCCCGTCGGTTGGTTCTGGATGCATCCCTATAAGCGCAAGGCGCACGCCAACGGAGAGGGAATTATGTCCACGGAAGATTCGATAGGCCTGTTTTCTGATATTGAGCGGAGCATCAAGGAGGCGGCGCACATTCAAGCTGAGGCGGATACACGAAAGTTCCGAGATCACTTGGTTGCCATGCTGACCGATTTGGGGCTGGATACAGGCTCCTTTGGAACTAGCAAGATCGTGGCGGTTGCAACACAAACGTTTGAGAAAGAACGATTCGCGCGCATCCTTTCGCTCAAGAAACAAGCGGTACTTAAAATCATCACCGGCGGCAGCGAATTGCCAAATTCCGCAAGTTAGTAACCCACCAGATCGGCCCCTAAGACGATAAAAAGAAGTGGTCCTGGTAGTAACTCATGCGTTTTTGGTGGTGCCGGCCGCGTTTAGAGTCGACCGTACAGCAAGATAGCGCCCCAATTCGGAGAGGCTTCCCTGATTAGCTTTTGCCAGCCACGGTAGAGTTCATGAATTACGTTGGCGTGTTGGCCATGTGCTTTTGCGCCGTGCTGAATGGTGGTGATCTGGATATCGATTTCAAAAAAGCGTTTCGCCGCGCTGCGGTGCTGGAGTTGAATGAGCTCGGCAGCGAGTAACGACAGTTCACCTTGTTTCATGGGTCGCGTGAAAGTCAGGCCTTTATTATTGATCACGAAATCAATCCGCCTCACAAGGCGCAAGGCCTGTGCCTTCACCTCATAGAAGCGAGCGATACGCGCCATTATGAGGCCCGAGTACACGCCACTGATCACGCCAGCGACTATTCCGCTAAACAGATTCAGGTTGAATTGAGCGAAGACCGCAAAGATATCCATACACCCCTCCCTAATTCCCCAAATTCTACAATCCCTCGGCCCGCCTCGCGCGGGCCTTTTGTCGTGAGAACCGATATGAGTAATCTCACTATCAAGCAAGAAAACTTCTGTCTGGCCTACATAGAGACCGGAAACGCCAGTGAAGCGTACCGCCGTGCCTACAACGCAAAAAAATCCAAGCCAGAAACTATTAACCGCACGGCAAAAGAACTACTGGATAACCCCAAGATCGCCGCAAGAGTAACGGAGCTAAAGAATAGGATTGCGAAAAAGGTTGAGATCAGCCAAGAGCGCGTACTCGAAGAACTGTCCGCGATGGCTTTCTACGACCCCGCCGATTTGGTTGTGCCTGATCCCGACAACCCAGGAGAAGTTAAGAACATCGTCAGCCCGAAGGATATTCGCTTGCTGCCGGCGCAGATTCGGCGCTGCATTATTGGCTGGAGTTGGGATCGAAGCGGAAATTTCGTGTTGAAGCTGGCCAACAAGACGCCAAACGTTGAGTTGATCGCGCGTCACCTTGGCATGTTCGTTGACCGCAAGGAAATCAAGGTCGGTCGACTTGAGCAAGCCAGTGAAGACGAGATCGACAGCAAGATTAATGAATTTGCTCGCGAAATTGCTGAACAGCGCGGCATGTCTGTCGATGCAGTTTTAGCGGAACTTGCCAGCGTTCAACCAGACACGCATGTCCATTGATAGTGTTCTGACTGGTAATCCGCGCCTTAATCTGGCCATACTGCTGCAAGAGAAGGTACGCAGGGCAAAAACCAATCGTCTTAAATACTACCGACCGTATGAAAAGCAGCGCGAGTTTCACGAGTTAGGCTCAAAGTATCGAGAGCGATTGTTGTCGGCTGGTAACCAGTCCGGCAAGACGTACTCGGCTGCAATGGAAACTGCCATGCACGCGACTGGTCGGTATCCCGATTGGTGGAAAGGCAAGGTGTTTGAAAAGCCGGTAGCAGGCTTGGCCGCTTCGGTTACATCAGAATTGACGCGAGATGGTGTACAGCGCTTGTTGCTTGGCCGACCTGGGATCGAGTCTGAGTATGGCACAGCCGCATTACCCAGAGACTCGATCAAGGAAATTTCTTCGCGTGCCGGTGTACCTAATGCGGTGTCGCAAATTATTGTCCGGCATGGCGGCGGCGGCGACGTGCAACAAGGCGAGTCATCGATACTGATCAAGTCATATGACCAGGGCAGTGAGAAGTTTCAGGCCGATACACTCAATTTTGTCTGGCTGGATGAAGAACCACCCATAGAGATTTATACCGAAGCACTGACCCGCACGAATACGACGCTGGGCCCGGTATTCATGACATTCACGCCCTTGAAGGGCATGAGCAAGACGGTCATGCGGTTTTTGATCGAAAAGATGCCTGGCACTGCCGTCGTGTTCATGGGCTTGTATGACGTTGGCCACTACACCAAAGAGCAAGCCGACCAGATCATTTCGACGTATCCAGAGCACGAGCGCGAGGCCCGAGCCTTTGGTAAGCCGGTGCTGGGTTCAGGTGCCGTGTTTCCGATTGCAGAGTCAGAAATTGTGGTGCAGCCATTTTCGATCCCGGATGACTGGCCGCGTATTTGCTCGATGGACTTGGGCTGGGATCACCCAACGGCTGCAGTTTGGCTGGCACACAACCTGGAAACCGACACGGTTTATCTGTACGACGTGTACAAGCGCGCGAAACAGGTTCCGGCAATTCATGCCAGCGCGATTAAAGGCCGTGGCGCATGGATACCGGTTGCATGGCCACATGATGCCCTGCAGACGCAGAAAGACAGCGGGATTCCCATGCGAGACACCTACCGAACCGAGGGGCTGAACATGTTGCCAGAGCGCACCCAGTTCGAGGATGGATCAATTGGCGTTGAGCCAGGCATTCAAATCATGCTCAATCGCATGGAAACCGGCAAATTTAAGGTGTTTTCCAACTGCGAGGGCTGGCTGGAGGAATACCGAATGTATCACCGCAAGGATGGCGTAATTGTCAAACAGATGGACGACGCAATCGATGCAAGCCGAGGCGGCATCATGATGCTTCGCTACGCCAAGAAGTTCGACACGACGCAATTCAAACCCTTCCGAGATAGCTGGCGCGCGTAAATATGAAAAATGTTGTTATTGGTACTGATCTGCTCGATCAAGAGCGTATCGATGGCCAGAATGCACACGCCAGTTCCGAGGACAAAGCCAAGCCTGACGAGTGTGCGCTCAGTGTGCGCCAGTTAGAGCGATGGCTTGAAGAAATCCGCAACCAACCGCAATGGCGGCGCGAAGCCGACAAGTGCGTTGACTACTACGATGGCAACCAACTGGATGCTGATACGCTGGAGCGCCTGGAAGCGAAAGGCTTGGGCCCGCTAATCACCAACCTGATTGCTCCCACGGTTAATGCCGTACTGGGCATGGAAGCTAAGACGCGAACAGACTGGCATGTTGGCGCAGACGATGATAAGTATGGCGACGTGGCCGAAGCGCTCAACTCAAAGCTGCACGAGGCAGAGCGGGAAAGCAACGCAGATCGGTCTAACTCCGACGCTTACGCGGCAATGATTAAAGCCGGGTTCGGCGCCGTCGAGGTCTCACGCGAGAGCAACCCATTCAAATTCCCGTACCGCGTAGACTATATCCACCGCTCGGAGCTCTTTTGGGACTGGCATTGCAAGAAGCCTGATTGGTCCGATGCCCGGTATGTCGTGCGCAAGAAGCAGTTTGACGCCGATCATATTGCATCATTTTTCCCCGACTTTAAGGACGTGATCAAAGCCGCCGGCAACTGGCGCGACTGGACAGACTATCTGACGTTCGACTCCAAGATGTCAGCAGAACTGCTCCATTCGATTGATCAAGGCATTCGCACAAGCTGGGATGACCTGGACTGGCGCGATGTGACCCGTCAGCGCGTCGTGTGCTACGAGGTCTGGTACCGCGTTTGGGTGCGTGGCCTGGTGTTGAAGCTGCCTGGCGGCCGTACGCTGGAGTTTGACCCCAAGAATAAATTTCACAGAGCAGTTGTCGCTTCAGGCGTCGTTCAGCCCCAAGCCGCTGTCTATGACAAGATTCGCTGCGCGTTCTACATCGGCCCGATTCGCGTGCGTGATATGGCGACGAACAAGCGTTGCTTCCCGTACATACCGTTCTATGGCTACCGAGAAGACTTAACGGGCGTGCCATACGGGCTGATTCGCTCGATGCTATCTCCCCAGGACGAGATCAACGCTCGAACGGCCAGAATGATGTGGTTGCTGAACAGCCGTCGCGTGATGATCGATGAAGATGCTTTGAGTGACAAAAATACCCACAGCGACGTGAGCCGGGAAATTGCGCGTGCTGATGCCTACATTATCACCAACCCAACGAGGTCAAATGGCGCGAACGCGATACGCATTGATGACAATATGGCGCTATCACAGCAGCAATTTTCGGTGATGCAAGAGCGTAAGGCGGCGATTCAGGAGGCGGCAGGCGTTTATTCAGCCATGATGGGTCAGCAAAGCAATGCGAGTTCCGGGCTGGCGATTCAATCACTGGTTGAGCAGGGTGTTACGACACTGGCCGAAATCAACGACAACTACCGAATGTCTCGGCGCATGGTCGGTGAAGCGCTGCTCGATCTGATCAAAGAAGACACCATCGAACAAGCTGAGGTATTGGTGGATACCGGCATCGTCAAGCGCCGTGTGATAGTCAATATCCCGCGCGTGGACCCCGAGACTGGCCAGAAATACAAAGAGAACGATGTGCAGACCGCACCGGTCAAGGTTGCGCTATCCGATGTGCCCAGCACGCCAACATACCGTCAGCAGCAGTTTGGCC